AAGAATATTATTCTCTAAATGTTTCTGGTAGTCACGAACACTGGCGTCTTGGTTCAACATCTTACCGTTCTTGTATATCTCAAACCGATTGGGTTTAATACTCCGAATGATATGAAACTTCTGTCTACCAATATCAAAAAAGACTTCAACCTTACAGTCACGCTCATTCACTGAGTTGACCAGTTGATCCTTTTTGATATTACGGAACGCCTTACCAAACAAGCCAAAACACAATGCATCAAGTACGGTAGACTTGCCCGACCCGTTGTCACCGATAATCAGTGTAGTGTTATGTTTGTCTAGTTCTATTTCTGTTGGTGTGTTGCCTGTTGATAGGAAGTTGCGAAAACTAACCTTGCGAAAAATAATCATTCAATCTCTTGTGCCTCTACATATAAACCTTTTAGAAGTTTGTTTAGTTTTGGTTTGTCTAATGCCTCACTATCAATCTCACCTACATACCTTTCTAGTAATGACATTGTATCCTCTATTTCTTCTAGTGTTTCATCTGCGATAGCGTTTGGGTCAAGGTCACTAAAGTCCTCAACAATCTTCAATTCAAAAAAGTTTCCCTCGTTATAGCATCGTTCCACAAACTTATCAAAAAGATAGAAGTCAGTTTTATTTACCACAAATATTTTTACATAAGTGTTTTCATATTCAGACAAATCAACATTCATCATATCTTCTTTAGTGTCATCATAAAAGATTTTCTTAAATAGTCTATTTGGGTTCTGGTAAAACTCAAACTCTCTGGTGTCAGTGTCATAGATATGGAAACCTTTTGCTGTGTTATAATCGTTCCAAGTTATCTCATATGGAGCACCCAGATAACGAATATGACCATCGTCTTGTTGCCCGTGATAGTGTCCAGAAAACACTCGTTCATATCGTTTGAATAAATCTCTGTCTAGTCCATGGTCACAAAGAAGTCCTGGCATCATTTCGTTACCGTTGATTTCTAAATGACCCATGGCAACATCTGCTGGTGCCGATGCAATAATGTCTACTGACTCGGCATAGTGTGCAGGTGCAATCCAAGGTATGAATAGAATATCAGCTCCGCCGATATTTGCTACTTCTGGAACACTTTCATACAGAGTTATGTTGGAATACTCAGCGCAAGTCAATGAGATAGAGTTTACCTCATTGTTGTTCTTGTAGTAACAATCGTGATTGCCGACCAACATATGAACATTATAGTCCCGTGCTGGTTCAAAGAACATCTCTTTCGCTGCCTTCAGGCTAGCATAATTAGAATACTTACGACGATCAAAACAATCGCCCAGATGGAGTATCGTTGTAACTCCTTCCCTTTCAAGTATTGGGAAAAAAGTGTCTTGGTAGAATCTTCGTTGGAATTGTGCAAAGGAAACATTATCGTTCTTACCGCCATGGTGCGTGTCTGTAATTATCGCTACTTTCATATTTAGTCGTCAGCATGAAAAGTATATTTGTCTAGCATATCAACAAATTGTTGCTGATAGTCACGCTCATCATCATGTGCTTGTAGAGCTATTCTCTCCTCAATATTGCTTTCTTTCAACATCTTTTCTTTGATAGATTGTTGTTTCTTTTCTTTTGTTATTCTACGAACAAATGCATAATAAATGATTTGTGTAAAATATGCAAAAGGGTTCTTTGATTTTTCAGGATCAAATCTATCTATATACTGCAAACAATTTTCTATGCCATCGGAAATCATTTCTTCCCGATAGGTATAGTTTATAAAGTTTGGTCGGTATGATAGGTGATTTGCAATCTTTAAAATACACTCACCCAAATAGTTGCTGATCTGCGGAGGTTCTTCACCAACCGCTTCAGCTTCTTTAATTAATTTTTTTCTTTCAATAATTGCTGCATAGAACTTTTTATTGTCTACATAATGAACTCTTTTTTGTTGCGCCATTGGAGTTGTTTCCTCATTTCACATAATCTCCAAATAGGCCTGTAATAACTTCTACAGCATCTTGGAGATTATCCAGTCTCCAAGAAGCATTACGCTGAATAAGAGGATGTTCCATTATATAATCATCATCAGATACAACAACTAAAGGTTTTCTCAAACCGATTGCCCATCCAATTTCAATAATAGTTCCAATAGAAGGTCGTCTATCATTCATCTCTTTAGGTAGATATGCCAGTACTAAATCTGCTGACTCTGTATCAAGCCAATTCTTTGCATTAATAGCACGAGCATCTGACCACATAGGATCAGTTGCACCATCATCTGTATAAACCATACCCTCTTTGAGAGGTTCACATCTTAAAGGCGAAATGCCAATAATACCGTGAGGTAGATTTTCACTAACCCATCCTCTCCACGTTGTTGCTTCTTGTTCATTTAATCCAGCAATAGGTCCTGCCAGATATATAAAACGTCTTTCACTCATGTTCGTGTCCTTTTCTACTTGAACACTTATATTATCTCATAGCTATAAGGTATTGTCAAGCCTAACCTCTGGCCAATACTTGGTATAATATATTTTCATTCAGTTCTACCACACCAGTTACATTCTTCTCCTACAGCAGTTTCTATAAAATCTTTTTCGACATCACAATAATGATCCCACATACGAAGTTTTTCCTTTCTAAACAAACTCAAAAAATAATTCAATAAAAGTTTCATTTTTTTCAATTTACTATTGACAAATCCTATTTTCTGTGATAAAATAAACAGCAGTGTCTCCGAGAGAAAGAGAATACACTAATGAAGTATCTTTTTAGGTTGTAAATGTGTAACCTCTTTAATGTCATCCTCTGGTTCCATAATCTCAGACAACCTTTCAATATTATTTCTAATCTTTTCTAGCAACTCATCTTCATTTTCATCTTTAGTTGCTTCAAGACCAGCTTCTTCTTTTGCTTTAGTAGATATCATTTTATAGTAAATAATTACTTCAGGTGCAAGATTACCCCAACCGAGTATCTGTCCTTTATTAATGACAAATTTAATATCATTAGTGAAGTTTACCCAGCGTTGTAATCCTGTATGTTCTACCATATGATCTGGTTTATCAAATACCTGTTGTTTTGTAACAGCCATAGGACATTCAACAACAAGAGCATCAGAGTACTCTTGAATAATTTTACATAATACATCATCACCATTAATCATTTTAATGATTTTGTAAGGTGATGAAGATTCTATATTATCGTTATCTGCGAATTCCATTATAATTATTTATCTTTTAACTGAACTGGAACAATATCGTAATCAAAGCTTTGTTCATTATATATATTGATACGTTCCGAAAAGTGATTAAGTGTATAATTACTCTTATTATTATAACTAATATCATCGCTAATGTCAAATAATTCCAATTGTTTTTTGTCACCAGCCGTTCTCAGTCCTCTCCCTATCGACTGGAGAACTTTTATCTGACTTTTATATGGTGAAGCAAATACAATATTGTGTATTCTTTTAATGTTTACACCAGTAGAGAATGTTCCATACGATGCAACGATAACACAATTATCATTTTTCTCTACTAGCTCTCTGACTTGTTCCCTATCATCTGTAGGTGTTGCACCATAAATGAGGTATATGTTTCTATCTTCACCACAACTATCAACAATCATATTACACAGAGGCACTAATTGTTTTTCTATATATTGTGCCAGTACAAGTGTATTGCCTTCTAATGAACAAGTCAAGTTTTTTATAAACTGATTTCGCTTCATGTGTGTGGAGATATACTCCATTTCTTGTTGATAGGTTTTACCTCTCATCATCATTTTATTTTGTCTAGTATGTTCTAATACTAAACAACGAATATGTAAATTAGAAAGTTCTTTTCTTTCTATCAATTCTGATGTGGTGGTAACTTGTTCGTGAACAGAAAACAATCCTTCAAGTACAAGACGATGTATTTCTGTACCATCAAGTGTACCTGTAAGACCGATACGATATTTACAATCGTGTAACTTGGTCATAATACCAGTCAATGATTTGGCCTTTGCCAGATGAGCTTCATCAACAAAGACTGCACCGAACTGACTAAAATATCTTTTATCTAATTTGTAGATTGATTGCCATGTGGAGATAACAACTTCTTTAGATGTATTTTTATCGGAACCAGCATACAACTTGTGACAGTGTTCGTCAGGGAACCAACCGTAGTCGGCAAAGTCATTATACATCTGTTCGACCAAGCC